CCCTTAATTGTCTACCCAACGCCCCTGAAGGTCAGGATTACGTCATCAATGTCCACTGGACGTGCAACGGCACTGATGGCACTTACAACGCTTCGGTGTACTCAACTTGCTCACTACCCGTGGTGCAAGGAACGACCTTCATCCCCTATCAAGACCTCACTTTAGAGACTGTGCTTGGCTGGATTTGGGCTAACGGTGTGGATAAAGCAGCAACCGAGGCGGCAGTGGCGCAGCAAATCCAAGACCAAATCACACCACCAATCACAACTCCCCCCTTACCCTGGACCGTATAAATGAACTTAAACCTTGACCAAAACGAAGTGCAATTTATCTTAAACGTCCTTGGTGATCTGCCTGCAAAAACAGGCGTATGGCCTTTAATCGTTAAGATCAAAGAGCAAGCCGAGGCACAGATAAAGCCTGAAGATCCAAAACCATGACACTTCTTTTCTCCTTCCTCACAGGTGTCATAGCGCCACTGCTTCCTTCGGTTATCAACCTATTTAGGGACTGGCAGGACCGCAAGCACGAGCTATTGATGTTTGAGATGCGTTTAAAACACGCGCAGATGGAACACACTTGGAGGATGGAGGCGCTTAACGCGCAGGCTGATATTGAAGAGGCCAAGGTCTTGCACAACCCCCAAGCGAGTTTTGGGGTACAGCTTATTGATGCGGCTAAAGACTGGGCGCCGACCACATGGGGTAAGTGCTTAATCACACCAGCGTTTTACCTTTTTGCCTTTCTTGATTTTGTTAACGGCATGGTGCGACCTGTGGTGGCTTATTCAGCGTTTGGGTTTTACATGCTCTATAAATGGTCAGTGTTTCAACTTGCCAAAGATTCCATGAATACCGTGGAGGCGATCAATGCAACATGGACCGAAAACGATTGGGCAGTTCTTCTCATGGTTCTTGGATTCTTCTTCGGGCAACGTGCAGCCAAAGCAGTCCTTGGTGGTTCCACGCAAACGACGCGAGCCAATGGATGAGGCGTTAGCTATTGCAGCAAAGATTGCCAAGCCTTTTGAGGGCTTGAGTCTTACGCCTTATCACGACCCTGTTGGGTACCCAACGATTGGTTACGGACGATTGCTTTCACGAGTCAAATGGGAGCCTTTAAGTAAGTGGCAACCGATTACCGAGGAGCAAGCCGAGGAGTATCTTGAGGTAGATATGAGAAAGGCTGCACGTCAGGCGCACAAACTCTGCCCCCCGCAAACAGTAGAGCACTGGGCTGCGCTTACGGACTTTTGTTATAACTGCGGATCAGGTAACCTTGAGGTATCCACACTACGCCGACGGTATAACCGTGGCGATATCGCAGGGGCAAGAGATGAGTTCAAGCGTTGGGTCTATGCAGCAGGCATCAAGCTTAACGGGCTTATCCGCCGTCGCGCTGCTGAAGCTGCCTTGATGAGGTGATTAAATGGCCATCCAGAAAAAAGCCATTGGCGAAGCAATCAAGCAATCCTACGCCAAAGGGGGCATGGCCGCTTGTCCCGTAGCCACGGTCGACATACACGTTAATCTTAAAAATCGTAACAACGCCATCAAAGAGTATGGCTATGGGCCCTTGAACCCTGAAGAACCTTCCAAGGACTTTTGGGATAAAAAGGCTAAAATGTGGGGCATCTCTGTTGAAGAGGCCCAAACAGCGCGGTGTGGAAATTGTGCCGCGTTTATTCAGACCCCAGCGATGCTGGCCTGCATTGAAAAAGGCATTCACGCCGAAGACGCCCAGGAAACGGGCATGGAGCTTGAGAAAGATGTCGTTAAACGATCTAACTTGGGCTATTGTGAACTCTTTCATTTCAAATGCGCCGGAGCGAGAACTTGCGACGCATGGCTGGTCGGGGGTCCAATTAAGTAATGCCATTGCTACGATTATTCCTCAAGCCAGGAATCGATAAACAAAACACGGAATACGGTGCCGAAGGCGGATGGATCGATGGCGATTACATTCGTTTTCGCTATGGCCTGCCTGAGAAAATAGGCGGGTGGACGGAGTTTGGTGGCAATTCACCTAACTTCCTGGGCCTTGCAAGTGAGGTCTTTACTTGGAACGATTTGTCTGGGGCTCCTTATGCAGCCGTTGGCACGAATCGCAAGCTTTACGTGTTTTATGGCGGTACATGGGCAGACATTACCCCGATTCGTGCCACAACGGCTGCGGGAGATGTCACGTTTGCAGCGGTCAATGGCTCACCGATCATTACGGTCACTGACACAGGTCACGGGGCCATTGAAGGCGATTTTGTTAAATTTAGCGGAGTTGACGCTAGTGGCTTAGGTGGCGCAATCACCCAGGCTATTTTGCAATCTGAATTTGAAATCACCCAGGTTCTGGGGGTTAATAGCTACACCATTACCGCACCCGTTAATGCAAATGGCTCCGATGTCGGTAATGGGGGTGCAGCGGTTGTAGGGCAGTATCAAATCAACGTCGGATCTCCCATTAACTTTACCGACTTTGGATGGGGCACGGGGACCTGGGGCCTTAGCACTTGGGGCACGCCAAGACCGCCCTCGGCAGGGCTTTTACTTTTTGCGCGTGTTTGGCAGTTTGATACCTTTGGTCAGATTTTGATCGCCCAGCTTGCTGACGGTGCTGTTTACGAGTGGAACCCAAGTTCAGGACTTACTGCAAGGGCAACGGCCATTTCCGGTGCACCTACAAAAAGCACCTATGCGCTTGTTTCAACGCCTGATCGACATTTGGTGTGTTTTGGCACAGAGACGACGGTAGGCACCCCTGCTACACAAGATCCCATGTTTGTGCGGTTCTCTAACCAGGAAGATCGCAATCAATTTGTTGAAAGTGCCACGAACACCGCAGGCGGCCAACGCCTAACCGACGGTAGTCGAATCATTACGGCGGTGCGCTCGCGCGGGCAGATTCTTATTTGGACGGATACGTCGCTGCACGGGCAGCAGTATGTAGGGCCACCTTACACCTTTGGATTTCAACAGCTTGGCGCTAACTGTGGCTGTATCGGGGCGCATGCAGCCGTTGACGTTAATGGCGTGGCTTATTGGATGAGCCTTGATGCGTTTTACGTGTTTGATGGCACGGTTAAAAAGCTTCCCTGTACCGTACAAGATTTTGTCTTTAAGGACTTAAATTTCTCTCAGGGCTTTTCGATCAACGCAGGGGTCAACACTCAATTTAACGAAGTAACGTGGTGGTACGCCTCGGCGGACTCGACCTACATTGATCGGTTCGTGACCTATAACTATCTTGAAAACGTGTGGTCTGTGGGGTCTATGGCGCGTACAACATGGATTGATCTGGGGACTTTTTCAAAGCCTTTAGCCGCTGATTACGATCCCGACTCTAACGCTTCAACGCTTACTACGATCTATGGCCTAACAGCAGGTCGATCGCAAATCTACAACCAGGAAGTGGGCTATAACGCTAACGGATCGCCCATTGAGTCCTACATTACTTCGGGTTACTTTGACCTGGGTGATGGCGACAATATGATGCTTATGTCGCGTTTTATTCCTGATTTCAAGAATCAGTTAGGGGATCTTACCGTCAGGTTAAGGCTGCGTGCTTACCCACAGGCGAGTGCTGTACCGAGTTCCTTGGATCCTTATACGGTAACCCCGACTACACAAAAGATTGATACCCGTGCGCGCGGCAGGCAAATCAGTCTTACGATTGAAAGCACCGCCGCTGATACCAACTGGCGTTATGGCACGATGCGTGTCGATTTGCAACCTGATGGCCTTCGATGAGCAAGATCACCAATGTTCGACTGCCTAACGCTTCTGCACAGTATGATCCAGGGCAGTTCAACCAACTTGTTCGGTCCCTTGAACAAGTCATTTTGCAGCTTAATAATACATACGGTTCCGTCACCGACCAGAACCAATCGGCGGCTGCGGCATGGTTTGGAAAGTCCGCAGGCAGTGGTTTTGCAGCCGGGATCCGTGGCGCTCAAATCAGTAATGGGATTGCATTGCCTTATGCGATGTTGATCTCAGAAAATGACCAGAGTAATGCCAGCATCACCGGCGAGAATCTTTTGACCTATGACAGTGTGTCGCCTACCAACGGCATTGCTGTCACTAACAACAGCCGCATCAAAGTCCCTTGCGCGGGGAACTATTTAGTGACCTTTACCCTACAGGTCACCAACCGTGGCAATACCGCAGCGGAGTTTGAGGTATGGGCCAAGGACACCGGCACAAACTTCCCACTCAGTAATACCCGATTTGATATACCAGCACGTAAAAGCGGCTCGATTTGGTCGCATATCGTTCCTGCCATCACAGGCATTTTTACCGTCGATGATCCTGCTACCGACTATCTTGAAATCGCTTGGTGGTCCGATAGCCTTGATGTTTACATCGAGAACTATGCAGCAGGAACCTCGCCCACACGGCCCGCTATCCCCTCGGTCATCATGACCGTTAACTTCGTCTCTTCATTCTGACATGGCTAATAAATTTTTCAGAGACGTCCTAACGCCTGATGCTTCAACAGAAACGGCGATCTACACCGTGCCTGCTGCCAATGCGGCAACGGTATCATCGTTGCGGGTGACCAATCGTAATGCCAGTAATGCAACGCTTGATGTGAAGCTCTATCCCGCAGGTGGAGCAACGGGGTACTCCTTACTTAAGTCTTACGTGCTGCCGACCAATGCCACGATGGACGTGTTTAGCGGCGTACCTTTGAACATGGAAGAGACCGACGTGATCAAGGTAACTTCCAGTGTCACGACGGTGGACTTTGTCATCTCCTACCTAGAGATGGACAGGAACTAGCATGATCGCGCATAATTCAAGCCATCTTTCGCGTCCTTTCCCGGCGCGCGGTCCATGGACCATGGCTCAATCGGAAAGGTACTAACATGGACGAAATGCAAGGCGTGATGGCGCTTCCCGAGGCACAAGGCGCAGGGATGCGCCCTGAAGATATGGCGTTAATCGAACAGATCCGCCAGAACGTGCCACGGCAGGAGATTACCCAAGAGTTCCTGGCAGCAGGCGAGCAGGCCGATCCCCAGGCTGTGGCCGAGTTCAAGCAAGAGCTTGCAGGTTTGCAGCTCACACCGGATGAGTTGAACAAGCTCAACACGATGGTGGATGCGATTCTTGCTGCACCGCAAGATTACGCCAGCTTACGGCGCGCCTATCTGGCAGAGGGCATGTCCGAGGACTTGTTGCCCGAGCAATTCGACCCGGCATTTTTTGCCGCTTTGAACATGGCTCTTGACACGATTGCCATGAACCCCGGCTCACCGCCCCCGATGGCCATGGCCCGTGGTGGGGTAGCCGATCTTGCTGCTTACGGTCGCAATGGCGACACCATGCTTGCCCATATCACCCCGCAAGAAGCAGCAATGCTCAAGCGCATGGGTGGTTCAGGGACCATTAACCCCTACACAGGCCTGCCTGAATACGCCAGCATCTTTAAGAAGATCGGTAACGCGGTTAAGAAGTTTGCAAAGAGCACGGTCGGTAAGGTTGTTATCGGTGCGGCGCTAGGCTTTTTTGTTGGACCTGCCGCAGCGTCGTTCTTGGGGGTGACCTCAACCGCAGGGATGGCAGCCGTCAGTGGCTTTGTCGGTGGCGCGGGATCCACGCTTGCCGCAGGAGGAGGACTGAAGAATGCTTTGAGATCAGGGGCACTTGCGGCCTTGACCGCAGGCGCGGGAGCCGCGATCACGGGTGGGGCAGCAGCGTTTGAACCACGCGTGCTTGGCGGTCAAAACCCCAATGTGTTTGGGTTTGGTCAGCCTGAAGTAGCGGCAACTCCAGGCGTAGGCACGGCAGCAGACATCATAGGAACCCCAGAGATGCAAATTGGGCAATACAACGTCCCAGTCCCGGATCGTATTCCGGGAGTAGGTCCTCTGGGATCACAAATCAGTCAACAACCTATTCCTTCGGTTGAAGTAGGCCCTCCCTATAATCCTCTGGGCATCGATGTTCGTCCTAGCCCGCCAGCACCACTGATTGATCCCCGTTTTGGTGGAGAATTTGTTAGCCAAGCAGACCGATTTGGGGCGGATATTCCGTTGGACACGGGAGGACTCAGGCCTGACGAGCTGAAAGCTGTTGCTGAAAACACAGGACCGGGGACTTATAAAGACGGTGTCTTTACACCGCGAACTGCCGCACAAACAAGTTCTATTGAGGATTTGGGACCCATAGGGAATCCAAACAATCTTCAAGCAAAAATGAG